GGAGAAGTTTCCCGCGTGAAGAACGCGGCTTCCTCCCTCCGCGCCGAAGTATTCGAGAAAGATAAGGTGAAAGCCTCGTCCTTCTTCGGACTCGTCGGTGCACTCGGTTGGTCTGAGCCGGAGCTTGCGCTCCAGCTCAGCTACGTTGGCCGCGCCCTACCTTACGGTAGCGACGCGGTCATCGCAGCGTCCCTCGAGGCGCATAAAGCGGCCCTTGGGACCCGCCAAGTTACACCACCCATACTCCTTTCGGCAGCACGAAGCTGGGCCTCGAAATGGGCCAAGTCTAAAAGACTTGATCTATCTCAGACCCGGCCAAGCGCTGTCCAGGAGTCATCCTGTCTCGAGTTCTCGAGACGGGAGGGTGGTTTCACTCGCGGGCTTCAAGACCGTCTGTATCGCCTCGACCTCGCTCCGCCTGACGCACTCCCATCGGAGTTGCGTAAGTCGGATGCTCAGGTTGCCTCTCGTCTTCGTGCCTCCTGGTGGTCCCCGTTCCAAAGGGGATTCAAAGGAAACACTGCGGACGCCAAAGTCGTGCCGGTTCCCGAGCGTGGTTTCAAATCACGTACGGTCACTCGTCACTTCTCAGGTCGTGTGGCCTACCTCCATCAGTTCCGTCGGTGCTTGGCCGCCGCGCTTTCGCGCGACGGTCGAGTCCGTGAGACTGTAGAGGGAGATCACAGAGGAGCAATTCAGAGCATGGTCCGTGGTCTCCGGCCCGACGGTGTACTTCTAAGTGCGGATCTAACTGCCGCGTCTGATAGGCTCCCTCGCGATCTCTTAACAGAGATCGTGAAGGGGCTTCTCGACGTCGCTACGTTGCCACCTGGTGTTACCCAGGATGACTTCGTTAAGCTAGCAGTTGGAGCTTACAACTTGAAGTACCCCGACGGTACGGAGATCACCACGGAGCAGGGAGTCCTTATGGGACTCCCCACTACGTGGCCGCTTCTTTGCCTTGTCCACCTGTTTTGGGTGGATTTAAGTAAGGAAGCGCCGGACCCGCGAGGAACTAGAATGTCAGAGATACAACATAGAGAGTCTGAGAGAATCTGTGGAGATGACTTAGCAGCGTGGTGGCGACCTGAAAGGGTCGCCCTTTACGAGGATATCGCACGTAAGTGCGGTGCCTTGTTTAGCAAAGGCAAACACCTTCGATCACGCCGGTGGGGCATCTTCACAGAGGAGATCTTCTGCGTTCGTGAGAACGTAGTGATCCCCAAGGACTGGAAACCTTCGCGGCTTTTACGGCCACAATCGCGCCTGCGCAAGCGGGTCGAATCGTGGCACGCTGCGGCGTTGTCCTACGTGGAGAGAGAGCTTAACGCTCAATTACCGTGTAGGTTCAACCCGCTAGTGCGTAAGTCGCTACATGTTTCCCGTCCTCTTCTCATAACTGACTTCGGCCATTGGGCCAAGTGTTTCCCGGTCCGGTGGGCCGTGAGGGCTCCCAGGCGTTTGCCAGGGGGTGTCTCACAGTCATTACCGGATTGGTTCACAATTGGTCCAGCGACCTGGTCAGTCGCCGCACACGCAGGTTCGTGGAAGGGAGTGAGCAGTGTCCGTCGAGCGCTATATCCTGGTTTAGGCCAAGAATTAGCGTCGATGGGTGCTCCACCTTTCTTACCACGCGCACTGGGTGGCGGCGGACTCACTACGCCCCGCGGACCCGCACTTAAGGTCGGCCGCGCCGCCAGCGTGAAGTGGAGGAAAGCAATCGGTTCCGGTATATACCGGTCCCGAGTTGCCGACCTACCCTCTTCATGTTGGCGCGCTGCGGCCTCTCCGGCTTACGAAAGAGCTTCGAAAGAAACTGCTCGTTTGCTAGAGAGACCAGAAGTACGGATCACGAAGCGCCATGGTGGCATACCTGAAAGAGACTTTCGTTCTTTCGGGTCTGCTAACGACTTCTTAGAATCACGCACCGGAAGGAACGTGACCTGGGCAGCCGTTATGCACTCCATCCCCCTCAAAAGGGACGAAGTACTTACCAAGGTAGCTGTACGCCAGCGTCTGGATCTAAAAGTCCAGAAACTGGCGTCGCGGGGCGGGTTCCTCCGCGCCTCTGCACCAGTAGGTCGCCTGCTCCGTAAGGAGCACGACAAAACTATCTGGTTCAAAGACGAGGAGGTCCCGGTTGTATCTCAGGGGTCAGTGAACACATCTGTCCAAGGGGGCTTTGCAGCCCTCTTGGCTAGGTTCGGCACCCCGAAGTCGTAACGACTTCAGGATCGGAATCTTTCGATCCCGTTTTGGC